CGCCCCGGGGTGGTTTCCCGCCCGTTGCCCCCCGGGTGCGTTGGCACCTCAGTCCAGTGATCCGTCCAGCATTACCTCCATGCTGTGCCGAAAAACGTCGCAGTCCACACCACGATCAACACGACGGCCAGGAAGGCCAGCATCATTGTGTCCAGGGGTTCCTTCATTCAGGTATCTCTCCATCTGATCAAGCATGGACAAGGCGTTGTTCACGCGCCGGGCGACGTACTCGTCATGGTGGGTCTCCCGGAGCAGTACCAGTTCCTTCCGAATCTGCTTAAGCATTGCCCCTCCTCAGGTAGCGGATCACATCAAGCTGCTCTACCGGCCTGAGATTCTCCTGCTCAATGGCGTAGGTGTTACCCCAGCCCAGGTCGGTCAGTGCCTCGTCGCTGAACATCTCTTTGCGGTATGCAAACCCCGGGCAGCGATACTCGGGGAAGACCCCCACCATCAGCAGGTAGATATCGCATGGCTCCTGGCTCTTGCTCAGGCGCGCCAGCAGCTTGCCGTGGGGGTAGGATGTCGCCTTCACATCGATGCTCCAGTCGTTAAGCATCAGGTCTGCCGTGGGGGCATCGTCCGTCTGGAAGTCAGGCCAGCAGTTCAGAAGCTTTGCCGCTGCCATCTCGGCGCCGAAGCCCTCGATGTCGGTCTGCTCGTTGGACTGAGGCCCGATCTTGGCATCGACCACGCCCCGGTCCCGGTTCTTCAGATACCGGGTGCGAGCAACGTGCTTAACTATCGCCTGCTCCGTATCCGTCAGAACGATCTGGGGTCCGCGTTCCTCGTCCTTGTTCCTTAACGTGCTGGTCATACCAGCCTCCCATCCATGCGCATCGTTTCCCCAGCTCGGCCACGCCGTAGGGGCATTGATCTTCAAAGTCCCCGAGGATGTAAGCAGCCACCCCCGCATCGTATTCAGCTTGGTACTTCATCATCTCGTTAGGCCGCAGCTTCATCGATCTCTCCCGGATCTGGCACCACAAACCCCATCTGGGCTGCGGTCATCTGCAGGTTCTCGATCAGCCCCCCATACAGGTTGATCGACGCATCGGCACTGCGCCGAAGAGGCCTGCGCTTTATACCCATCTTGGTATGGATCTCCTCGCTCCCGAAGGTCATGCACAGCAGCTCCTCGTGCATCTCGTCGGGGGTCATGCCGCACCACCGGGCAAAGGCCCCACACCACTTGCGGTAGTAGTTCTCCTGCGCCCGGGTGCGACCCTGCTTAGCTCTCTTGATGGTGAGGGTCAGGCCATCGCCAGACCCCCGTACCATCGCCATCAGGGTGCCGACGCTCGACGGGGCAACCTCGGAGACCAGCCTCGATAGCTCAAGGATGGCCTCCGTATCCTTCCGATCAACGGTGATGCTGATCATTAGAAGGGGATGTCGTCATCGAGGTCAGAGCCGTTGTCATAGGTCTGACGTTGAGGAGCAGACTGCCGGGACTGGCTCTTGCGAGGCCCTGTGTACACATCGGTCTTGAGGTACAGGTACTTCTGTCCATCGCTCTTGCTGACCCGGGTCCACCCAGCGATATCAATCTGCAAGATAGGCTCACGGCCCTCGGCCTGGGCAGCGCGATAGATCTGAACAAGCCCCTCCAACTGGGCAGGGGACAGCTTGATGTTCCCCTTCATGTCAGGGTGCTGGTCCTTGTTCTTGTCCTTGTTGCGGTTGAAGAAAAAGCCCTCGGGGCCAGGAATGTTATTGCTCATTAGACTGCCTCCAGTTCACGGCGCATTGCGGTAAAGGTTTCTTTCAGACGCTTGTGCTGCTCGGGATGGTGCTTCTGCAGGCCACCGATCACGATGGTGTTGGCCTTCCAGAAGCTCTTCATCTGATCCACGGTGGTGGACATGGTGCGCGCCAGCTCGATCATCTGATCCACCGTTTCCCCGGCAAACGCTGGGGACCAATGGGCGATGTCCTCGGGATCGGGCTTGATCTCGGTGACCTCATCAGGAAGACCATCGTCCACAGGCTTAGGCTTAGGTGCTTCCTTAGGCTCGGCAGCACGGGGGACATCTTCGCCGCCAAAGATCGAGTGCCCCAACCCATAGAGCGCAAGGCACTTGACGAGGCACCTCATGCGGGTGTCGCTGATGTCCCGGGCATCGGGGTTAACGATGGCCTTGTTCTTGTAGTCCATCACTGGCAGCCACATGGAGCGATTGCATTCGCCAATGGTGACGGTGCAGTTCACGCTCATGGTGTTGTTCGGGTACACATCGTCTTCCCCGAAATGGAACTCTGCCTGGGGGTAGTGTTCCATCAGCAGGCCCCAGGCCCAGGCCCAGGACAGGTAGGACAGGCCCTGCTTCTTCTCGATGAACTCAGAGCAGTCTTGCTTGGAAAGCGTCGCCCAGATTGACGCGTATGTCAGGTCAGACATAACAACTCCTTCAGTTTTGAGAGCTAAACGGGTTCTTCTTGAACGCTGCAAAGTCATTGCGCCATTGCCGAGGATCGTAGCCCTGCCGCTTAAGCTCGCGCTCAATGAAAGCAACGATCTCAACCGGGGCAAGGGTCAGGAACATCGGCATGGTCAGGTGGCCCAGGCGCACCCGGGTGTTCTTTGGCACCCACCAGAACCCCACGTTGTTGCCTTCGACTGTGACCTGAAGGCCTGGGGTCCGGGTGATCTGCCAGATACCCGCCATCGTTTCGGTGACCTCACGTTCTAGCATTATTCCTAACCCTCCAGAGGACAAAGGTGCCGTCGCCCACGGCGCGGCTGACCATTCGCTGGTTGTGCTTTTTCCCCAGGTAAGCTGCCCGAAGCATGGTCTTGCGATCAGGAAGGCGGACACACTGCCCCACCTTCATGGACTTGATCAGGACCTCCAGGGGATCGGTTGGCTCAGTCTTGGCTTTCTTCCCGGGCATCGGGATGCCAGATGCAACTGCATTTAGTTCAAGGTTCTTCAAAGCTTCCATTGTTTTCTCCCACTTGGAATTGGTCGCACCACTGGGCCACACGGCACCAGTTCTGAGTGCAACGGGTTGATTCCCCGATACGCTCTTCAACGAAATGCCCTGCCCCGAGGGACTCGATGTAAGCATCGGCGTCCTCCTGGGAAGAGAAGATCTTGAGCGCCCGGGCACGACCTTTCTTCTTCGCAGCGTAGGTCGTGTCTTTCTGCCACCGTTCCTTCGCAGAACACAGTGGCAGGTCTCCGTCAGTACCCCTCTCAAACTCGGCGTCCTGATGCAGTTGGACTCGCTGATCCATGTAGGCATCCTGCTCGTCCTCGGACCACACCGGGATGTCGATGATCGTGATGGGGGACTGAGGGTATCCCGCATCCTCTTGGGCCTTACGTCGCTGCCAGTCCCTGAGGATTGCGATGATGCGTGCCTGCTTCACTGGCAGGCCCTTGGCCTTACGCACTAGCCATGCGTAGGCGTTGAGTTGATGGTGCCATTCCTGCTTATCGAAGATCACAGACCAGACGCTGGTGACCTTGTAGTCAGAGATGACCACGCCGTCAGGCTCAACGTGCTGCAGGTCGATGGCGCCACTGATGCGCCAGTCACGATGCTCTACGAAAAGCCGCTCCTCACTGATGCAGTCCTGCCCCTCGGCAGCCACCTCAAACATGGTGTGAACGCTGGTGCCGAAGCGGGACCATAGGAAGTCCACGCAGTCCTGCTCGATCTCGTCGTCATGCTCACGCTGGAGGATGCCGATCCGAGGGCTATCGATAAGCTGGGTCACACTGCGCACTGAATCCCCACGGGTGTAATCACTGTGGACCAGGGCGCGCACCACCACATCGGGCAGCTCAAAGCGGTTGGTAATCTTCACCGCTCTACCCGGTAAACGCGGACGCCAAACGTCCCGTCCTTGTCTTCGCGAGCAAAGGCGAAGAAGAACCCAGGGTTATCCTTCTGGAAGCGCACGCACCGGGAACGTAGCGCGGCCATCTTCCTGGCGCTATGCTCACGGTCTCGGGTGGGAACAAGAAAGCTCTCACCAACCTGCATCGCTTGGAGGGTTTCCGTAATGTTCTTGGGCAGGCTCTCTCGGTTCGACCGAAACCCCGAGGGCAGGGGCACCCGCTCCAGCTTTAAGGTTGCATCCTGTTCACTCATTCAAGTAATCCTCTCTCTATTCCATGTCGTTGATTTAATCAACAATCTTGCTAGTTGCGTGTGCCGCAATGCGGGGACACATGGCAAGAATATGCCAAAAGGAATTGCATGACAACCGTTTCTTTCGTAATCTTTGGCGAACCAGCTAGCAAGGCGAACCAACGCAAGCTGGTGACCATCAAGGGGCGGCCTGCCTTCATCAAGTCCCAGAAGGCCCGGGACTATGTCGAGGCCTTCAAGAAGCAGTGCCCGTCCCTGGGGGATCAGATGCTGGAGGGGGAGCTGTACGTTCGCATGACGATCTACTATGCGAGCAGGCGCCCTGATCTGGATGAGTCGGTGATCCTCGATTGTATGCAGGACTTGATTTACAAGAACGACCGGCAGGTTCGGGAGAAGCACATCTACTGGGGGCTGGATAAGGACAACCCCCGATCTGAGATTGAGGTAGGGAGGATTCATGAGATCGGAAATGAAGATGCGGATCTTGGACAGGGCAGTAAAGGATCTCAATCACAAGGACGATGAGATACGCTTTGCTGCTGTAGAGTTCTGGGTGAATAATCACCACCGCAAGTTCGCTGACGGCATCGTCATGCCCGAGTCGGAGTTGAAACAGAAAGTGTTGGATATCATGCGGGAGAAAGGGGTGCGGCGAAAGAAGCTGGTGGGCCAGCTCGTCGATCAGCTCCAGCCTTCTAGTTGTACAACTAGCTAGTAGCTCAACTGGTTATTTAATTAACAGTTGATTAACCAGTCTAGTTGCTCAACTAGTGAGATTGTACGAACCTTAAATGCGAAGGAGTCATCATGTCAACAGAAGCAATGGAAGTGTTCCTGTCCCAGGTCCATGAGACCAGCCGCTGGGTCTGCCCAGACTGCGGCCCCGAGAGGAAGAAGAAAGGCGAGAAAACCCTAAGCGTTACCATCGAAGGACCAGACAAGCTTTACCACTGCCACCACTGCGGATCGCAGGGCAAGGTGTCCACCCGCCCGGGTGAGTTCATCGTGATGCCGAAGGTCCGCGCCATCTCGGTTCCCAAGAACTCTGACGAGCAGGTGGTGTGCGATTACCTGCGCGGCAGGGGCATCGATTACTCCAAGGTCAAGGACAACTACCGCGTGGTCACTGGCACCCGGTTCTTCCGGGCCAGGGGTGACGACGGCTCTGGCGAGGCAGCAGCCATCGGGTTTGTGTATGGCGACAATGAGGCGGTGAAGTGGCGCAGCATCGAGGGCAAGCGGTTTACCCAGGACGGGGCAGCACGCTCCCTATGGGGCATAGAACGCGCCAGGAAGGCCGCTGTAAAAACCCTAGTCATCACAGAGGGTGAGATCGATGCGCTCTCAGCGGCCAGTGTGATGCCGCCTGAGGTGGTTGTGGTGAGCGTTCCCAACGGCGCACCCCAGGCAGTATCGAATCGGCGCGTCGAGGCCGAGGAGGACACCAAGTTCAGCTATGTCTGGGATGCCAAGGATGTGATCAAGTCGGCAGAGAAGATCATCCTTGCCACCGATAGGGATGAGGCAGGCGAAGCCCTGGCAGAAGAGCTGGGCAGGCGCATAGGCAGAGCCAGATGCTGGGTGGTGGAGTACCCGGGCAAGGCCAAGGATTTGAATGAGGTGCTGCGGGATCATGGCGCCGAGGCAGTGAAGCGGTGCATCGATGAGGCCCAGGCCATGCCCCTGGAGGGGGTGTACTCAGTCGATGACTACCGCTCTGAGGTGAAGCACCTGTTCACCAACGGCGTGGTGGGTGGCCTGTCCACCGGGATCTCTGCCGTGGACAAGCTCTTCACCATCGTCCCCGGGCAGGTGTCCATCGTCACCGGGGTGCCCGGGTCAGGGAAGTCCGAGTTCATCGACCAGCTCATGGTCAACCTCGCCCGGCAGCACAAGTGGAAGTTCGCCATCGCATCCTTTGAGAATCCCCCACCCCTGCACATTGCCAAGCTTGCCGAGAAGATCGTGGGCAAGCCCTTCTTCGACGGCCCCACGCCGCGCATGACTGCCGAGGAAAGCGAGCAGGCCCTGGAGTACATCAAGCAGCATTGGATGTTCCTTGAGCAGCGCAGCGGGGAACACGCCAGCATTGAGTCCATCCTTGACCGGGCGCAGCAGGCCATCATGCGGATGGGGTGCCGGGGTCTGGTGATCGATCCCTACAATTACATCGCTCAGTCTGCGAAGACTGACAACGAGCATCAGTCCATCAATGAGATGCTCACTAAGCTGGTGGCCTTTGCCCGAGCCAACGGGGTTCACATTTGGTTTGTGGCGCACCCATCGAAGATGCCCACCGATACCAGTGGGCGGACGGCAGTCCCCAAGGGGATGAACATTTCAGGCTCGGCAGCTTTCTTTGCCAAGGCTGACCTCGGGATCACGGTGCATTTGAATCAGGCGAGGGAGGTGGAGGTCCATTGCTGGAAGGTGCGCTTCAAGTGGATCGGCTCAGTCGGCAGCACAAAGCTGCACTATGACGTACCCACGGGGCGCTACAGCGAGCCGCACTACGATATGAGAATGCCTGCCCCGGTGAAGCCGTACCATGAAGTCGAAGACGACGACCCCTTCTGAGGCTGGCGACCTCGGCACGGCGAGGCTCCATGCTCGGCATCACATCGGCTTTGATCAGGCTGACAGTGGGCTAACCCGTGCCAGGGTCAAGGACCAGCTCTTCATCGATGA